GATGGTGCAGCGCCGGGGCTAACAGGTGCCGCTCCGCTCATTGCCGGCGCGGTCGGAGGCACATAGCCCGAGCCGTCCATCTTGCCGCCGGAGAGGCCCGAAACAAGCTTGGAGAACACGCTGCTGGCTTCGCTTTGCCCCGCCTTTTCTGCGGCGCTGGCCCGGCTGTTGTTCACATTCGCAACGATGCCGTTGGCAATGGCGCCAAAGCCCTCGCCCCAGTTCTGCGGCGACAACTGCTTGCCCATGATGGCTTCGGCCAGCTCGCGACGGCGCTTTACCGTTTCCGGGGTTTCGCCCTTGCTGGGATCGAACGCGAAGGTGAGCGCCATGCTTATTCTCCCAGGGCCTTGGAATAGTTGACGTACCGAAGGCCGTTGCGGCGGATCACTGCGCCGGGGTTCTTCTTTTCAACCTCGGAGGCCATCAGGCCGATATGCTTGGGCGCGCTCTTGGGCTCGCCCTTGTAGCGGTACTCGTGCACGTCGAGATCCACGTCCTTGACGCGACCGATCTTCTTTTTGTCCTTCTTGGCCTTGTCGTCGGACAGACCGATCAGGGAGCCGGCGGCGCCCATCAGCCCGCCCATAATGCCCTGGTTCTGCTGGAAGGCTGCCAGGCGCTGCTGGTAGTTGGTGTTGATGATGCCGGCATTATCCGTGGTCGGAATAGTCGGCATATTGGGGTTGATGAAATTGGGCTGCTGGACCTGCGAGCCCGACATCAGGCCAATCACCTCGTTGAGAGGCTGCGAGCGGGCGGCATAAGCCTCCTGCAGGCCCTGAGATCGGGCGCCATTCCGGAACGTCGCTTCCCGCAGATTGGCATCGTTGCGGAAGCCAGCAAGCCCGATAGAGGCTGCATTCTCTGCACCGAACCGGTCCAGCATGGATGAATTGCCGCGCACCTGCTGATCGCTGCCGAACTGCGCGCGGCCAAGCGAGGCCTGATTGCCGAACGTGGCCTCTGCCAGGTTGGCGTCATTGCCGAACATTGCTGCATCTCGCGCCATGCCGACAAGGCGGGACTGCTCCTGCCCAGAGGCAAGCATAGTGCCCACACGTTCGTCGGCAACCTGTCGGCCAAGGCGCTCCATTTCGGAGTTCCACGCGGCCGTGCCCTCGCGTAGCCCAGAATTAAGCAACCGGGTGCGAAGGCCTTCTTCCTCGCCCTTGCGAGAGTTGGCGCCGCGTTCCCACAGGGCGTCCTCTACTCGCTGACGGTCGGCAGAGAAGTCGTCCGCGCCGGCGTAGGTGTCTCTCAGATCGACATCTGTGCGATAACTCCCGCCGATATTGCGGTTGAACTTTGTGTCATAGCCACTGCCAATGCTCGTGGAGTACGAGCCGCCAATCTCACTGTTCTGCCCGGCACTTGTGGCGAGCCCCGGCACGTTGCGGGTGTCGACAGCCTTGCCCAGATAGTCCCGCAGAAAGCCAGAGCGTTCATTGGCAATGGTCGCCAGATTGTTTTGCGCCCCCACGTTCTGCTTGCGGATCGCTTCTTGATCGGGCGAGAGCTGCTGCGTGGCCGTGAATTTGGGGATGTCGTAGGACTGCCCGGTATAGGGGTCGGTGAACTTGTACGAGCCGGTCTGGTCGTAGTTCAGCGAGCCGTCAGGCGTGATCTGGGTGACATTGCCCATCATCGCGTTGGCGATGGCGGTGCCAACATTGGTCCCGGTTTGCGCCGCCGAGGTTTCTTTTGGATCAGGTGGCTTTGGTGCCTTACCCATTGGCGCATCCTCTTTCGAACTTGCTGGACCGCCAGTCGTCGTCGGTCAGCGTGAAAATCAATTCGTCCTCGTTCCGGCCCCGAAGGCGCGGAATGCGAAACTCGGTAAAGCCATAGGCGCGCAGCATGCGGCGGATGCCTCTGTCTTCTTTGCGATTGGCCGATATCCGCATCACCACCAGCTGGTAGCGGAGACGGTCGAAGGGATAGGCGAACACCTCGTGCAGCACCTGGCGGGGGAGCCATTTGCGGTCGATCGAGGCGCCGCTGATCTCGATCACGCCCGCTTCTGGGTCCCAGTTGTGATAGATCACTGCGCCCACAAGCTGGTTGTCATCGAAGACGCCAAGAGCTTCGCAATCCACCCAGGCGCGTGGCAGGCCGATACGGGAGGCGCACCACAATGAAAGGTCGTTCTTGACCTCCTGCGAGGCCTCTGGCGGCAGAACTTTCAACTCTGCACCTCGCCAACCGTGAACAGCACATCGGTGCGGATGAACTCGGTATCGAGCGGGGCAATGGAAGCACTCGTGACCTGGTGGGCGATAGTCACCGCCTCCCCTGCCCCAAGCATGTTGCGCCAGCGGTCCTGCACCGTGGTGACGCCACTCGAGCCGCCCCATTTGGCGCCGCCCGGTCCCCACTTGGCTGTCCCCCACACGTCAACCTGCCCGATGGGCGTTGCGTCATAGGCCGGCGGGAGCGTCACGCGGAAATCGGTGTGAACGCTCAGCCGCTCCTTTGATGGAAACCGCGAGCGCATAACGGCGCGCGCCATGTGCACCGACTTTTCGCCGGGCACGCCCAGCTGATCAAAGACCGGGATGTAAATGCCGGTATAGGGCACGCCATCATCGGACCCGCCGACATTGGCCTGGTAGATATTGCCGTCTGGGGAGCCGAAGAACAGGCCGCCATCCCAGACCACAAGGCTCATGGCATCCCAGCCATTGAAGCGACACCATTTACCGGTGGTGGCATTGGAAACCAGCCAGACCGGGTTCTGCCCTGAGATGGTTGGCAGGGCGATGACCAGCATCTGCTCTTCCGTCCAAGCCACCGAGGCCCAGCGTTTCTCGAACCGTTCGGCCACATAGCGGGACCAGTCAGGCTCAATCGGCCGGGACATGGCGCTTGGGGCCAGGGACTGTGCATCGCGCAACAGCGCTTGAGACAAGGGCAACTGGCCGATATCGGTGCAGATAACCAGATCGCCGCCGCGCCGCAGGAAGGCATTGGGACCGCGAGGCTTGCCAATAGTGTAAACCCCCACGCGCTGCCAGCTATTGGCGTCACCGGGGTTATCCCCCTGGTAGACCGCGACCTCGCCATTGTCGGTGGCAAAGATGCACATGGCCGAAAGGCCGCCGCCGGTCTCTTGCGACCATGTGGCGCCAAACACCAGATTGCCGCCCAGATCGAACACACCGCCCAGGCTGAACAGGGTCAGTTCGCCGCCTATCTGTCCGACTGGCAGGTAATAGACATCAAGGCTGTCCTTCTTGATGAAGAAGAAGCGGTTCTTGAACACCCAGGAATAGGACATCTCGCGGGGCTCGGTCGTATCGGCGCCGGCAAAGGTCAGAACCGGGTCGGTCGTGAAGTCCTCGCCATCGAACACCCATGGGGTGTCCTGCCCGTTGACGCCGCGCACATAGAGCGTGCCATCGGTGGCGGTATATTGTGCCGTTATGCAGTATCCTTCCGTCAGCGGGTAAACCACATCGAGAGCCCCGCCACCGGATGCGTCCGCAATCCCCTCATCGGTGATGCTGTACATCTTGGACAGTGGGCCGCGCCGGTAGGTAAAGAGCGTCTTGACCGGGGCGCCCATCTCCGCGTGCTTGCGCTTGCCGCGCCGCAGCCGGCCGCCAGTCGGGGTCGGGAAAATGTCATCGAGCCGATAGGCAGCGCCGGGCTGCGACATGGCCAGATTGTTGTCCGACACCCAGCCTTGCGACGGGCCGGGGAACGAATAGGCCTGATAGGAGGGCTTGGCCTGCGCTGTTGGGCGCGCTTCACCGCGAGCGGGGCGCACCATCATGGCAGGCGCACTCCGCTATCGGCACGCGCGAAGTCCACCAGCTGGGCTTCGAACTCTGCCAGGTGATCTGCGAAGTCCTTGCCGATATGTCGGCGCCAACGCCAGATTGCTCCGGTTTCCAGCACCGGTTCGGGCAGTACCGTTGTGTCGGTCTGCTGGGTGAGGCGAGCGGATGGAGTTGCGCCCGTCGCTGCCCAGTTCTTGGACTGATATTGCACCCGAGCCGTGCCGCCCGTGCGCAGGAATGGGTAAAACGAGATCGAGCGGCCAGCGAGATAGTAATAGCGCGGCGTCCCCTCAACAGGTGGCAGCGACATCCACTCGTCGGAGGTGATGCTACCACGCACTGGCTGCACGCCGGCAACGACGCTCAGCCCGATGCTGAACCGGTCGAAGTCATCCGGCAGGGTGTGGGCCAGAAGCGCGCCCGTGCCCGTCAGCGTGGCAGTTTTGCGCAGCACGCCCCAATCTATGCGACGTGCAAGCTCCTGACCCGCCTCGTTGATGAATTGGCCCAGAAGAATGTGGTCGGGATCGGTGGCGGCAATGGAGGTAGGCACCTCGACGCCGGCATTCTTGGCCACCGTCTGCATCATGGTGATGAATGTCATGGTGTCAGGCCCTGAACGCGGACGATAGAGTTGGACCAGCGGGCCCGCTCATCATCCACGCGCAGCAATTGGATTGCCTCGCCATAGAGAGAGCTGGTGGCCACGGCTAGTTCCTGGTCCCGCAGATGCTTTGCCGCCTGCAGGCCCACGCCATAGAGGTAAATCGAAGGGTAATCCCGCAGCAGCCAGTTGCAGGCCGTGGGGCTGTTGGTCAGCGTCGGCAGCTTGGCGTAATACTGGATCGTCCGGTCGCCGGAATAGCCGTTGATGCTGATATTGTAGCCATCGATCTGATAGCTGGAATACCCAGAGCCCGGCCGCAGAAAAGCGCCTGTGGGGCTGGCGTGAAGGTCGCTGCCATGCAGCCCATAAACGCCGACAATTTCGAGGAAGTCGGGCGGGAGCGGAGACAGACCGCCCTCAAAGGTCAGCGTGGCCTCTGCGATTTGCCGACGGGTGCGCAGGCGGCTGTTGAAGTCGGCTTCTGCCATCTCAACGAGGCGCGGGAATACGTCCGAGATGGCGCGATTGCCCACATGGTCGGAAACAGCAAAGCGCAGGTCGATGTAGTTCTGGAGAGCGGCCACTAAACCCTCCCCTCCTTTGTGCGCCAGGCAGCGTTGTCGCTGTCATTGAGAAAGCGCGAGATCCACTTGTCGTCGTGCTGGTTCATGGCGTCGACCAAGCCCCCGCTGTGCACGAGGTTGAGCGGCACAGAAGCAATCCGGTGCCAGTCGCCCTTCCAGCCGGCCGGCGCCGCATTGCGGTGGAGCGTGTTCTGCTCAATCGCCTGCGCCACCGGGTAATCGGTGCGAATGATGGTTTTCTGGCCGTCATACATGGCCCAAACGGAACGGCCACTGGCCGCGTCCCAGTCGATCAGCTCCCAATCGCCGTCCCGTATGGTCATTGCTTAGCCCCGGCGCGCGCTGAACGCATCGGCACGCTCGGCCTTGCGCTCGCCAACAAGGCGGATGGCCTCATTGTAGGGGACTTCGATGGTTTCGCCGCGCTTGTGACGCACGCCCTGGCCATCCCACCAGTCATTGAGCAGGCGGATCGGGTAAAGCTCTTCGCCCTTCTCGCCCTTGGCAATGTCGGAGGTGTCGAACTCCGGCACATAGTTGTTCTGCTGGGAAAGCTCGGCCGCGATGCGGTGAGACTCCTTGGGATCGCCGGGATAGGGCGCGGGTTCGGCCGACTGGCCTTCCTGCTCTTCCCGGACTTCCTGCGCAGATGCGACACGAGGCCCCCCCAGCGTGGGCAGGGTGTCCTGGCTGGCGGCGTCGAGATCGGCCTGGCCGACAGGCTGGATGCCGCTATCGGCGATCCGCTGGGCGCGGGCTTCGCTGCGTTCCGCGGTGGCGGCCTTGGTCTGGTCGGACTGCGCCTTTTCAGCTTCGGCCTCTTCGACCTTCTGCTTGAGGGTTTCGTTCGACCAGCGGCCATCGATTTCGAGCCCAAGCTTTTCGGCTCGCTTCTTCAGGTCACTCATTTGGGTTCTCCAAAATGGAAAAGGCCGCCCTTAGGCGACCCTTGTTTGATGCGATGGAGTTAGGCCGGACTAAGCGGCGGCGTTCAGGCCGAAGATGTCAGCGACAAGACCAAGGCCGGCCTCGTTCTTGACGCGCAGGGTGCCTTCACCGATCAGCACGAACTTCGTGTTGTCACCGGTCTTGGCGAGATCCTTGTCTTCCTGGATGCGGCGCAGCCAGTCGAAGGACATCATGTCGGTGTCGATGAGGAAGGCATTGCGGGCCACGCCGGCATTGACGGCCATCACGCGGTTGGGGTGCACCAGCACCTTGCCGAACGGGCCTTCATACACGTCGGCGTTGCTGATGATGGTCTTGCGGCCATCGGCAGAAGCCGCATACCGGAACTCTGCCACATTGGCATCCGACATGAAGCCGACGAACACGCTCTTGACGTAGGGCGCGACCACGAGGTGCCGCACATTGCCGCCCGAGATATAGGCCTGGCTCATGACGTTATCGAGCAGGGTCTTGGTGAACGCGCGCTGCGTGCCGTTGGTGGCCGGATCGACCAGACCATCAGTCTCGTCAAAGCCGCCATTGGCGCCGGTTGCACCGCGGGTCACGTTGGTTTCGAGCCAAGCAGGCAGACCGGCAGAAACGCGGGTAGCGCCACCGACCGAGCCGACATTCGAGACGATGGAATATTCCACGTCCTTCTTGATCTCGATGCCCTTCTTGAGCTTCTGGAACTTCTTCTTCTCGGCCCGGCCGGCATTGTCGACCACTTCCTGAGTGTTCGAGAAGATGCCGTCCTTGCGGAAGATCTGCGTGTAGTTGCCGACGCGATCCGGGGGCGTGGTCGCAGCGAAGGTGTATTCGTCACCTTCGGTCTGGACGTTGGCGCCGGGGGGGGCCAGCTCATCGATCTCCCACTCGGGGTGCACAGACGAAACGCTCCCCTTGGGAATGAGGGAGTAGATGGGGGTATCTTCGGGCGTGATGCGGTTCACAACGTCCGAGAGTTCTTCACGATTACCGACCGCGTTGGTGGTGCGGTAAGTGTTGGCTGGAGCGGCCAAAGCGGCCTCCTATGAAAAGGGTTGGATCAATCGAAGTCGATTGCCATGGCGTCATGGATCGACCCGGTTTTGCTCAGCCGTGACATTGCTTCGCGGTTCTTCGACCTGTTCCCATTCTGCTGCCGGCGCTTGGTTGGGGCGACAGGTGGGACATTCTCCACCTTCTTGTTCGCCTTGGCCTTGGCCGCCTCTGCCCGCATTCCAATCCGCGCATAATGCGCGAGCTTGAAAAGCCGGTGATCGGTTGCAGACGCGATTTCCTCGTCCGAATACCCAAGCTCTCGCGCGGTCATTGCTGCCGTGTCAAAGAACTGCTTGTGCCCCTGTGGGGTACGGACCTGCGGGAATGCTTCGGCCAGCTTGGCAGTCTCGGCCTCTAGAAGCTCGGTCTGCTGTTGCTCGGTAAGCGTCTTCGCCGCGTCCTGTGGGGCGTGGGCAAGCTTGATGACCTCGGCAATGCCAGCCATGGCAGTGTCGTGGATCGCCTTCTTGCGCACGTATTCGGCGGGGTTCGTGATCGCCAGGTTCTGATCGGGGGCTGGCGGTAGGGATTTTTGCAGGTGTTCAGCGATGGCGTGAACCGCGCTGGTCACATTGGCTGAGATTGCCTCAAGGTTGCGCTCTTTTTCGGAGACGCGTTGCTTTTGGCGTGTGTAGTCCGCTTCTCGGAAGTATCCCTTCTTAAGCTCCGCAATGGAGAGCTTGGCTCCGTCGATTGTGACTGTTGCGGTGTCTTCCGGCTCCGGGGTCGAGCTTTGCTCTCCCTCGCCTTCATCCTCTGCATCGTCGTCACTTTCGCCGTCAGGGTCTTCGCTGGCGTCCTCGAAATCTTCGTCGGTCTCGTCGGGCCCTTCTGCATCTTCATCGGGCTCGACAGTCTCCTTGTCCGATTTCTGCTCATCTTCGACAGGTCCGGTCTCCTCGTAAGGATCGTTCCAATCGAGACTTGCAGCGTCATCGAGACTGAGGGCTTGTGCGTTATCATTCCCATCCGAGGATGGGGTCATGGCTTCGCTGGTAATCATGGTTCCTCGGGGAGGTTGTGCGCTGCCCTATGCAACGCCTTGGCGGCCGGCGCCCGATTGGCCCTCTTGCGAGATGGCTTCGATGCGCTGGCGAACTCGTCGGATGGCACGCGCTTCCGCTGCTGCGTTGCGGCGCGTTTCATCGTCATTCATGGGTGCGAGAATGCACTGGTTGATGGCGGCCTGTTCCATCTCGGCCCACAGTTCAGTGAAGAACGGGATCTCGAGGACGGCCTGGGCGGCGCGGGTGCGGTCGGAGATGGTCACTGCCCTGCCCTCTCGTTGCGCTCAATGGCACGGCCAATGCTGCTGGCCTGCGCCTGCTGGATACTAGCCTCTCGCCCCGCCGCTGCAATGCGCTCGCGGCTGGCGATTTCCTCGCGCTTGAGCTGCGCGGTGGTTGCCAGCTTCTCGCGCTCCACGGCCTGTTCCTGCTGCTGCAGCGCGGCCTTTGAGATCAGTTCCTGGCGCTGCCGCTCTGTTTCGGCATCGAAGGCGGCAAGTTGGGTCTGCAAGTCGGCCTGCAACTGCTCGCGCTCTTTGCTCGCCTCGACCGTGGCCTTGAGCTGGGCTTCCTCGCGCTTGGTTTCGGCACCAACCTGCACCTTTAGCATTTCGCGCTCGGTGCGTTTGTCCTCGATGGCGAGCGCTGTTTCCGCCTTGATCTGCTCGGGTTGTGGTTGCTGGCTCTGCGCTGCGATGGCCTCTTGGATCGCCGCAGGATCGGGCTGGGTGAAATACAGCCCCACGGATTTGAGCCCGGCCGCTTCCACCAGCTTGGCGACGGAGTTGTAGACGTTCTCGGGCGAGACATACTGCATGCCCACGGCTGGCCCCATGGAGGCCAGGATCTTCTCCTGCAGGCCGATCACCTGCTGCATCATCATCATGTCGCGTTCGCGGGTGCCGGCGCCGAGGCCGACATTCACAATGGCGTCCATGTTGGCATTCCACGCATCAGCGTCGAAGGTCACCCACTTGCCGCGCAGGCGCACGGTGCGGGGCTGGTCCTGGTTCTCGATGATGAGCTTGAGCAGCCCGCGGAACACCGGCTTGAGGCTCTCGGCAATACAGCGGACCATCATCTCGGTTTGCCCGATGCCGGCCTGCTCCATCATGGCGGAGGCCTTCGCAGTCATGTTCTGCAGCGCGTCGGGCGCCATGCCGCTGGAGGCGTCGGAAATGCCCGTGCGCTCGGTCACCTCGCCATCCATGTATTCGAGCATGGCAAAGGACTTGTCGGCCACCATCGGCACTTGGTTGTAGCCAACAGCGGTGCGGACATCGGTGCCCTGCGACACGCGGATCGGCACGCCAAAGCCGGGATTGGTCACGCTGTCGGGATTGGAGATAGTCCCTTCCTGCACAATGGGCTGCAGGTTGTTCTGCCAGTAGAGGTTGTCGAGCGTCTGCCGGAGCAGCACCGTCTTGACCTTCATCACCTCCATCACTTCATCGGTGACAGAGTTGCCCTCCCACTGATGGGGCCGGCGCTCGGAGATGATGTTGGCGTAGTTGACCTCGTCCCACTCGACGTTCTCGAGCATGTGTTCGGACTTGAAGCCGCCGGCAAAGACCATGCGGCGCAACTCGGCAATGCCGTCACCGTCAAAGTCGATGCGCACCAGCAGATCGTAATAATCGACCTCCTGGTTGGCCCACGAGTCCTCGCTGCCTTCGCCATTCTCCATCGCATTGCGGCGCCGGGCGTGTTCCTCGTTTTCCTGCGCAGTGTCACCGCCACCGATAGACGGCAGCTTCTCGACGGCATCACGCGAATAGCCCATCTGCACCAGATCGGAGCGGCGCAACTGGGTATGCTCGCCCAGCAATACCGCATCTTCAAAGCAGGTGGCTTCGGAGTTGATCAGGAAGTTTTCGGGCGAGACAACACCAATGGTCGGCAGTGTCTTGCGATAGGTGCGGCGGATGCGCAGATCGTGCACCACGGTCTGCTGTTGGCCCTCTGGCCCGTCGACCACTTCCTGGCGCTCGGAGTGCTCCAGCACCTCGATCTCGTCGCTTTCCACCAACTGGGCGAAGGCAACATCATCGAGCCCGGAGTGATCGGAGTAGGACACCTCGATCTGGTCCTTGAGCCACCATTTCAGCACGCCGTTGCGCAGCCGGATGGCGTCGTGGATCGCATCTTCGATATGCTGGCGGCCCTGGCACTCGGGCAGCGCGATGTAGTTCACATAGTCAGATGCCTGCTTGGCGCCCTCTTCGTCACCCTCGCCAACGGGGGCGTATTCCACCACCTCGTCATTGCCCAGGATGGTGCGCAGGACCGATGGCAGCACCTTACGGACGGCGGCACGAACGTCGCGGGACACAACTTTGGAGCGGCCCTTATCGGACGGCACCCACTGCTGCAGCTTGTCGGCATCGCCATCGTAGAAGACCATCATCTTCTCGCGGTCGGCAGACCGCTCGTTGCGGTAGCTTTCCGCATCCTTGGCCAGGTCGCCAACAAGGGCGCAGAGACGGTCTTCGTCCATGTTCTCTTGCGCCATTAAACCACCTTACGGGGCGAGAAGCCCCAATCGTTCGTTTTTGCTTTGGGCTCTTCGTAGGCCACGCACATCAGACCGAAACTGTCGGCACCATGCGATGACCAATCGTGATCGGGCCCAAGCCCAATGCCGCGCTCATCGTCGCGCTTTTCGTGATACCAGCCGAGCGCATCGCGTCCGCTCTCGGTGGTGTCAGCGTTGAACCACATCGAGGGGAACAGCCGCCGGGCTGCTTCAATGCGCATCGCCGCAGCGCCGCGCCCCTGGTTGGGAATGACCGTGACCGAATAGCCGGCCGAGCGCATGAAGCCCTCATAACTGGCGTCGTGAACACGATCCTGAGTGGCGCCGTCATGCGGGAGCCAAACCTGGCAGCGGTCGGGCGTGTAACCCTTGCTGCGAAGCCAATTGACGTGGGCAGAGGCCGGTTGGCCGACTGCCTCGTAATAGTCGAGAACCCGGATTTCCTTGCCGATGAACTGGCCGATCCAGATGGTGAAAGCGTCGGCCCTTGCCCCGGTCCCGCCAATGTCCACGAAAGCGCGGAGCGTCATCAGCGGATCAGCTGCAACACGCCCGATGCGACCCTCGGTCTTTGCGACGGTGAGAGCCTTGGCGAAGTAGGCGCCCTCTACGATGGATTTGAAGCCGCCTTCCCAGATGTGATCGTATTGCTCGGGCCGGTCCCGCAGATCGCGTTCACGCTGGCGTTCCAGCACCGCCGGGAAGCGCGGGTTGTCGCGCCAGTTGATCTCCACCACTTTCATGCGGGGATCAGTGGCTGCACGGAACCGCTTATGCGTTGGGCTGACCTTGCGCTCCGGGTTCCACGTCACCCAAAGCTCGCTGTCCTCTTCGCGCAGCGTCGGGATAAGCTTGGTCCAGGCCTCATCAGTGACCGGCTCGGCTTCGTCCACCCAGCCCAGCAATATGCGGGCCTTGGATTTGATGCTGTCAATGTTGCGGTCGAGGCCAGCGAATGAATACGAGACGCGGCCTGATGCTGTCCTGACGTATTTCTCGCCAATGTCGAAGTGCGGCACCAGCCAGGCTTCCGACCGGATCGCCGCCTTGATTTCCTCTAGCGAGCTGTCCTCAAGGGAGTTCATGAACTGGCGGCAGCAAAGGACAATGCCCTCGCGCCCTGCCTGGTCCCACATGTAAGCCCTGACGGCACTCATCTTGGCAAAGGAACGGGTCTTGCCCGAACCGCGCCCGCCGTATGCTCCCCTTATGTCAGCATCACCCTGAAATACCGGGATCAGCTTGGGGGGCAGTTCAATCCTCGCTGTTGCCATCGGTCAGTGCGACCAGCTCAATGCGGGTGACGGTCTGGATCGCATCGCCGTCCTCCCCGGTAATCTGCATGGGCAGCACCTTGCCGAGCAGTGGGGCAAATGCCTTGGGCTCGTTCTTGGCAAGGAACACGCAATAGCCCATCAGGCCATCCTTGCCGGCTCCGTCGCTCCCGACTTCGGTCGCGGCACCCAGAATGGCTTCCTTGAGCATGGAGGTGGTTTTGTTGACGCTGCCCTTTGGGCGGCCTTTGCCAGCCGCTGGTGGTTTGCGGTTCGCCATCAGTAAATCATCACTTGTTTAGTGGCGGGTGGGGCTCGCCTCTCGTTCGCCGTTCACATGGCTTGTGCAGGGCGGCACCGCACGAGAGGCTATGATTTCGCCTACTGTCCCCTTCGGCTCGAAAGGATCCCTGCTGAACTGAGATGGGTTCGAGCGGCCCGGTTGGTGCAAAGGATGCTGGAGGGGTGCACGTCCGCTCGATGGGGGTAGCCTCAACCGCTTGGGAGGCTGGAAACACAAAACCCGCCGGTTAGGGCGGGTCTGTTGGTGGACACAATGTGTCACTCTATATTTCAGACACTGAACTGATTTGGGGTTAATTGCAAGCCCTGTCAGGCCGCTTTCTTCGCTTCCAGCCCGAAATGTTTCACCAGCCCGTTGAGCGCGGTGCGCAGTGCCCCGTTCATCCGGTCTGCCGGCATCTCTTCGACCAGGACGGTACGCAGGGCAATGAACCGCTCGCGGGCTTCCTCCATCGGCGCGTGCCCCTGCACTGCCTTGTTGGCATCATCCATCCGCTTCTTGGCATTGGCGCAGCGGCGGGCATGTTCTTCGTCTGTCATGGTGCTGGTGCCGCTTGTGTGGGTGGAGAAGCCCCGAGGCGCATTGATGGCCGCATGGTAGGCGCTGAGCAGCTTTAGCCAGTCCTCCCCTGCCTGCCATTGGGCATCGCTGATGGAGCCGGTCAGACACATGCGTCCGAGAAGGGTTGCGGCCTTCTGGTCCTTGGCGTCTGCCGCTGAAACACCGAACACCTTTTGCCGATACTCGATAGCCGTCTGCATTTCGTCTCGAGCCTTGTTCTCGACTGACTGGCGCTGCACCCGCCCGTTCGCCTCCCGCTTCACGCCTACTTTTCGTTTCCGGCCTGCCTTAGCCATTGTCTCTGCCTCTATGGTGTTTGGGTGGGGGTGGAGCAGACGAGGAACGGGCAACCGCGCAGGCGCACATTCTCGGCCATCGGCACGTACACGATGAAGTACACCACGAAGGCCAGTGCCAACGCTGCACCCATGAGGGCAGCTATTGTTTCGGCTTTCCTGCTCATCCCCGCTTCTCCTTGTTGGTGTTCACGCGTTGGGTGGGGTGGGAGGGAAGCCGACGCCGAGGAAGGCCATAGCCCTACCCTCGTCGCCGCTGAAGTGCATGGTTTCCCCGGCCTTGAGACGGTGGTTCGTCATCTGGTAGAGGCGCAGGGCTTGGCGTAAAATAGCCGTCTTGCTCATTCCGTGCTCCGCAGCCAGCACCTCCAACGCGGACATCTCATCCACCTTGAGATTTAGGGTCATGGTCCGCATCTCGCTCATTCACTCGCTTCCTCGTTGGGGGTGGGCTTCGAGGGCCGCCATCCGGGCCTCAAGCTTCTTGACTCTAGCCTCAAGGCTGTCCCGCTTTTCGTCAGCGGTCGGACTGGGGCAAGTGCATCCTTCTGGACCGTACACCGCAGCGCCCATACACCCCGGCAGGTGGAACCTCCCGATTTCTGGGTCATGCATCCATCGGCATCGGTCACTCATGCCCTGTGCCTTTCACGCACTGCATTGTTCCGTTCACCTGGCCGCAGTAGGACAGCAGCTTCCCCTCCTTGGTCAGGAGGCCGAAGGGGGCACGCTCGGTGCCGCAGCCTTCGCATTTGTGGATGAGAGCGCGGGGCTCGATCACCTGCCCGCCGCGCTCGAATGCCGGGCCAGAGCGGCGGAGAACGCTGGGCATCACAGCCATCTTGTCCTGTGGGTGCGGGCGCGCAGGATCGGCCGAAGCCCTTGCGCAGCGCGCTTCTCGCAAACCTTGCAGGCACCAAGGGCGCTACCCCATCCCCGAAGGATGCTGAAACGAGCTCCACTGCTGCGGTTCCAACCATAGTCGCACATGGGCCACAGGTTGCCCGCCTCGGTGAGGGCATAGAGGTGACTGCGCGCTTCATCCGGGTTGTTGCGGTCTACTCCGCTGATGTAGTCCACTACCTTGCTCATCAATTCCTCCTCCGCTGCACTGGCATTGGCGTGGGCTTCCGCTGGTCCTCGGTCAGCATCGCGATCTGCCGGCAGACCCGCTCCCACTTCGGGCCGCCAGTCATCCGCAGCTTGCGTTCCTCGGCATACAGGGCTTCAAGGCGGGTCTGGATGCTCATGCTGCAACGCCTCGGATAAGCTCGGCCGGCGCCTCGCAGCCCTCCTCTCCCGGCTTAGGCCCCCACCGGCCCCAGGTGCCATCCTCGTAGAAGGCCTCAACCCGTTCGGCCCAGTTGATGGTCTTCGCCTCCGGCCGCTGCACCGACGCGGCACTACGCTTGCGCTCGGCGGCCTCACGTATCTGCGGGACGAAATAGCCCCAGCTGCGGGCATTCGGCTTGGGCCGGGCTCGGATTGCCGGGAGGATGTCGGCGTCGAGATCGTAACCAGCCTGCATGAGGCCGATGATTTCGCCTGGGAAAGCTAGCTGGGGAGTTGGATTGCCCTTGATGCCGGCAGCTTCGAAAAGCTTGTCGAGCAAATCCTTCGGCCGCGCGGCTGCTGCTTTGATAGGTTCTACTGATAGGTTAGGGTCGCACACAGCGACTACTGTTTGGTCGTTTTTGCGACTACCCCCCTGCAGATTGCGACCACCCTCTTGGTCGCTGCCTGCGACTACTCCCTGCAGATTTAGAGTATAGGTGTTGGGCAGGTTTACGCGCCCGACCCGCTTCTTCTCGACGGTGATCAGCCCATCATCTTCAAGCGATTTCAGCGCACGGATAACGCTATCCTTGCTGAGCATCGTGGCATCGCAAATCTCGTTTAGGCTGGGGTGGCACTCGCCCTTCTCGTTGCTGGCATAGTTCGCCAGCATCAGCAGGACGAACTTCTCCTTGCTGCCTGCCGGCGCCTGCTTCACAGCCCATGCCATTGCCTGGAAACTCATGTGTTGTCCCTGATGCTGGAGTGGGCAATCGAACAGAACAGGCGCAGATCGTCGGTGGCGCCGTTGCGGTTCTTGCGGATCAGCAGTTCCATGCGCCAGCGGGCGTCACGAAGGCGCTCCACATCGGCGTCGGGATCTTGCTGCAGGTAATATTCTTCCCGGTACAGGAAGCCGATCACATGGGCGTCCTGCTCGATTTCGCCGGACCAGCGGAGGTCCGACATCACCGGGCGCTTGTCGTCGCGCTTTTCAACCTCGCGGGAGAGCTGGCACAGCAGCAGCACGCAGCAATCTAGCTCCTTTGCCAGCGCACGGGCCCGCCCAGACACTTCTCCGGCTTCCGCGACCTTGTTCCCCGCATAGCGGTCGGAAGGCGTCACGAGTCCCATATGGTCAATGCAGACCACACCGAGGCGAATGCCGGCCGCTTCCATCTCGGTCTTGAGCCGGCGGGCCTTGGCGGCGATCTGGGCAAAGGTCAGACGGGCACTGTCATCGATGTGCATGGGCGCCTGCCCGACTTGGTGCACGGCGTCGTAAACGGCGCCCTTCACGTCATCGCTGAGCCCGCCCTTGAGGATGTCACCAAACTTGGGGGCGTGAGTGTCCTGCTCGGACAAATAGTCCGACACCATGCGGGCGGCGATCTCCTGGCGGGTCATCTCAAGGGAGAACACGGCCACGCCAACACCGCTCGCGGCGGTCTTGCGGAGCGATGAGCACATGAAAGCGGACTTGCCCATGCCCGGCCGGCCAGCGATTACATAGAGCTGGCCGCGCTTGTAGCCGCTGGTCTTGTTGTCGAGCAGGCGGATGCCCGTGGTGGCCCCGCGCTGATCGTTGGGGTTCTCCAGATCGGCAATGAGCGCCCTGCCCGCACTGGCGAGGCTTCCGCCTGCCTTCTCGGACTTCACCTCAAGCACCTGATCGAGTTCGAGCAGGCACCCGCTGGCAATCTCGTAGGGGTCGGCCTCGAACGTCACAGCAGCTTCTGAGGCGCGCTGTGCCATGTCCACGATGGAGCGGCGGGCCCAGCGGTCCTTGAGGGTCGCCACGAGGCCGCTGATGGTGTTAACGGGCATGCCGGCGGCACAGGCGCGGGCGTAGAACTCGCCGCGGGTGATTTCGCCCATATTG